CTTCGGGGCAAGGGCTTTCCCTAGTGCACTCACCATGATCTTCACGCCACCTAAGACCGCGTCAGTCTCCCGTTCCACATGAGCTATTAGCACGAAGTGACAGCGACAATTATCTGTCCACATACGGATGATCTTTTCTACTTGATCCTGAGCAATCCCCCAATCCATCTGAGATCGGACTGGCTTACCACCAACCACTAGGGACATTGCTGCTCTGGACAGCCCCGCCAGTCCATCCACGACAAAGGCTCGGTCTGGCCCCCAAGTGTCAACACAACCAAACTTCTGCCCTGTGCGATCATCTGGGAAATCATTCACGGCCATTATGAGCTTCAGAAACTGGTTGTGGTTACTCCTTTTTGGGTCAGCCATTTTCGCCAGAGACTCTAGGTTCATCGTGTTGACCTTTGTGGCACTCTCCAAGAAGTCAGCGAAACTTGCTTTTGGGGCTTCGAGAACGTGCCAATGCAGGTTAGCTGGAACGGGCTTCCCCTTGTCTGTCCAGTACCCAAGGAGGGATTCAAGGCCTGGCTCCAGTCCCATGTAAAAGGTCTCGATCCCAGCATCCACTAAAGTCCCAATGGCTGTGGTTTTACCTGTGCCAGCTGGCCCCATTAGGAGGACATTCGTTCCTGGGAGGGCGCTAGTGGGGGCCGAAACGGCTGCTGCGGCCAATTCTACTGTGTTAGTCATAATATCATTCCTTTTGATTCTGCAAAGTCCATATGGACTGAAAATTCCCTGCGAATAGCGTCCTCCGGCAGGGAGTCATTGAAAGATTTGTCCCACGTCAGGAAGAGGGAGCCTGGGACTCCGCACCCGTAGTGAGCTGGATGTTTTCGGCAGCTCAAAGTCCACACCATTGTGAGCTGTGAGGAGCCGTTGATTTCCACTGGACAACGTGCCCAAACCTCAGCACAGTAAGGGCAAAAGAAAGCAGAGCCAAGTGGAGGAGAAAGAGTATCATGTACCCTGATAAGCTTTCTCTCTGTTGCCCCGAGATAGCGACCTTCTGCAAAATAGTGCTGAGTGATTGTCATAATGGCTGCTGGTTATTTGTGGGTTCTTGCCGCGACCATTACCGCGAGTTCGTCATCAGCTCCTGATAGGTCCCCTAGATTTCCTACAGTGGTAATGGTGGGCGAAGGTGGGAGAGCGATACTGCGAACGTGCCCCCAAGAAGCTTCGTAATCCGCCACTGACATTTCTTTGTGCAGCAGAGGATCCCAGACTTTCTGTGTGAAGAAAGTTGGCAGCCATGTTTCAGGGTTAGATGATTTGCATACCTTTACAAAGCTGCAATTACCGTAACTGTTACAAGCCCCATCCAGGTCGTAGTCCCAATACCCTTCTTCCCAGCACTTAATCATAGCACTGATATCACGGAGAGTTTGCTGCTCCCATCGGTCGATTTCATACTGCGTCCGATAGGTAGGCACTTCCATCGTGTCATACTTAGTCTTTAGGATACTGACCCCACGGATGATTGTACCATCTGCCTTAATCCCTTGCTTCTGCAGTGCCCATTCATAGCCAGTAAATTGTGACCGCATTTCCCACTGAGCCCCCCAACTCTGCCCTAAGCTGGTCGTGGTCTTTTCGTCATAGATATACACTCCCCCAGCGCGGTTGGCGATCATGTCAGAGCGCCCTGTGTAGAGGATTGGGTCACCTGTGACTGGATGGGCAATTGCTAGGGGCTCAGCAAAAGAGAACTCAATCCCCCGACGACCACTTGGGAGGGTGATCGGGTCGGCTCCGTCAGCTCCGAGTGGGTAGTTATGGAAGTAGAACTCCAGCGCACCACACATCCGTTCAAGAGACTTTGCGCTTTCTGGTGGGCACTCAAAAGAGCCGTAGTGCTTGATAAGGGCGGAGAGGCCAGCAGCTTCCGCGTCTTCTGCGCTGTGGGCGAGGACGTAGAAGGCATTACGAGCTGCTTCAATGCCGGACGCAAAGGCTCCACCAGCTACAAGATGGACAGATTGTGCTTGAGGTTTCCAGTGCTCCACATACTGGCGAAAGGCTTTTTGTCGGCAGCTGCGAAATGTGGATAGAATGGTACTGTCGATTGTGTGTGGGAACATTGGGCGGGCTTGGGCTTGGGATTGTGAGAGCGTCATTTGGCGCTTTCTATAGCGGGGGCAGGAGCAAATATGTCACCTTCTCGCAGTAGGAGATTCTTATCGTCTGGGTGAGGGGCGGGGTCCGTAGGGATTGCTGTAATCGAGAATAACACTTCCGCTTTCGCTGCGGCCATTGCAAGTTCAAACCAGCAAGCAACAGTATTAATGGAAACTTCTGACAGGGTATGGTAATCGCAAAAGGCCTCAGCCCATAGACGGGGGTTTGTGGTACTGGGGATGGCAAGGGTATGTGGTTTCATTCTATAACTCCTTCAAGTGACTGTGTCACGTTAGCTAATAACAATTGTTGCCAGCTTCTGCTGGTGGTAGTGGTGGGGATGGGGATGGGGGGATAGGCAGCGATTATAACCCTACCAATTCATCCAGCAAACTATTCCCATCAACAGGGACTTTCTTTGCAGCTGTAGCTGCTTTCTTCCCTCGACTAGTGGCACTGACTTCACTCGCACCAACTCGTTCTTTGCGGATAGCTGCAATGGCTGCGCGATAGTCGTCAATAGTCATAGTGCCTTCTTTTGACTTCATACGCCAGATCTGGATATTATTCACAATTACGTCACTCATGGTAAGGTTCCTATAGTGTATGGGGCGTTTCTACGGCGAGTTACTAATTTGTAACTCGCCTCAATTATAACCCCACGTGATGGCAGTATTCAACACCTATGTAGCAGTATTGAGGGAGGTTCGATGTAGTTGTCATTACTAGCTCCTTTAGTCTTGCAAAATGCTGGATTGTAGTAACCTCACCTGACGGGACATACGGTCGTCGCACGACGTAGGGAACACCAGCTCTATCCGCCAGCTTCAATATCTCTTGATTGGTCATTTTGTCTTCCTCAATTGTTCATTGCAATCTGCGACGACCGCTTTAGCGACAGCCATTAGTGACGCACGTGTACCATCGTCAATGCGAACCTTTAATTTTGGCAGATCCTCAATTGCCCTAGCTGCTGCTGCGTCAGCTATGGCTCTGCAAGTGGCGGTACGGTCTCCCGATTCATCCCATATAGCTATCAACTCGTCGTCTGTGAGTGGCGATGTTACTGTTGGCGCTGTATTGGCAAAGCGGAATTCCCAATCCTCTGACGCGTTAACTACAGTATCAAGGCTAATTTCAACCCATCTACCATGTGCTGTGTACCTACCGTCAATCTTACGGCTGGTGTCTTTTATTGCCTCCGCAATAATGGCAGCGTGTAGGTGGGTATTGTTTGGTGTACTCATTTTAATTTCCTCAGTTGGCCGTTCTGTCAGTGTTTCTTCCCAATTTGGTTCACTCACGCTTGTTGCATGGTATCCGAGTGATTTATAGTCCCCGCCAGAATCCCATAGTGAATTTTGTGGGGACGGAAGGTCTACATATAGGTACACCTTCCCACCAGAATCCATCGCAGCGTACTTGAAGCGGCTTTCCACTTTCGCCCAATCAATATCTAGTTTCATGGTTGCCCCCCCCAAATGCTATGATACGATTCTCAAGAATGTCTAGGTATTGCCACATAATAGCGCTCTGCTTACTCAGTAGATTCTGTTCAGATTTATGGAGGAAACTAAATGCAGGGTTAAATAGGATAAGGTGGGCAAGCGCATCGCATTTAATACGAAGTTCGTCTCTTTCAGCCACTACTCGTTGTCGATATGAGTAGACTTTTGTATTGTTCATTTTATATCCCTTGCTTATAAATAATAATTCTCTTGCAGCGGTTATCCTCGCTGCGCAGATTTTGGTAGAAGTTTGCGACCCAAGACATAGTCAGGGCGGCGTTGAGGTTGTGGGCATATCGCAAGGATTCTCCATCCCTTAGATAAGGCCTCTTGAAGTTCGTCTGTGCAACAATCCTCTTTGAGCATTGTGTCATCTATGCCCATAAGGTTTGTGCTTGGCTGCTCCTGTTGACACTTAGTGTTGAACAACTTCTCCACAGCTTCAGCGGAACTACGCACAGATGCTTCAATAATGGAACTGATATCTATCCCTGACTTGCCGTTATAGACAGGCTTGATGTATTCTCTAGGACTGACGTATGTTCCGCAGTAACCCTCATTAAGTAATTCAATAGCTTGCTCAGCATTGCAAAAAGCAACACCCAAAACTTCAGATTCTTCAATGCCTAGCCGTTTCAGCAAGTCAACCTGCTTCTGCCGATCTGCGGCTTTGTTCTCCCCATAGAGGTAGTCAGGTTTCACTGAGTAGAGTTTCATACTTCCCCCCCCCTTAAGCAGACAAATACAGACGGGTAGTCGGGCGACTGCACGCGACATACAAACATTGAAAAGCTTCTTTTCGCTGGCGGTTATACAGAATATCGCCATAATCAACCCAGACATTCTCATAAGTTGATCCTTGTGCTCGATGTGCTGTCAAGGCATACGCATACTTAACATCGTGGAACAGCTCTTTATGCTCCCAGAACTTCTTCCACAGCTTCGGGTTGCCTTTCGCGTCGTGGGCTTTGTGCATACTATCCCGACCAAAATCTGCACCACTGTCCGGATGGATAACCAGTAACCTAACCATCGTGTTCTGCTCAGTTCGGCAGAGTAGCTCAATCCCACGGTACTTAGGTTCTAGTGGGTGGTGGCACTCCACGAAGCTCTCAACAATAGCTTCATCATCAGTGTTCATCATAACTTCATCCCCCTTCATGATTGGGCCAGCGGCCACAATGCGATCACCAATGAGGTAATGGCCCGGAATAGCCGCTGCACCAAAAATAGCAAAGCGGATTAGATTGTTATACTCTGCCACCCGAACATTGCGCCATGCAATTGCTTTCGCCTGAGTGCCATCAGCAAATTTCCCTGCCTGAGCCGCGTCAAACATGGATTGACGGAAAGCGGCTTTTGTCCCCTTAATTACACCCATACCGCCGGAGGAGTCAGACTTGATGTCAATGCAAGGCGCAATACTATCCACCTGGGATCGGATACGTGTTACTAACTCCAGGATCTGGTTATCATGTCGCATGACTTTTGTCAACTGTGCTCCATTTCGTAAGCTCCAGATCAGGGAATTGGATTCCCCTACTGGGGGGAGCTGAGCCGCGTCACCCATAAATACTACTTTGATGTTGTGCTTATCAGATACGTCACGCAGGATGCGGAAAAGATTAGCGGATACCATTGACCCTTCGTCAAGGAAAATAGCATCCAGCTCGGATAGGTCTTGTGGCGGCTTACCTTCCACGACTTTCTTAAGTTCCCCAGATTTGTCCACTCGAAGTCCGAGAAGGCTGTAGATTGTGCCTGCCTTTTCGGCCACTTTACGGAGTTCCTTGGCTGCTTTATTTGTAGGCGCTGTAAAGGCAAATCTCGCTGCGCTCTTAGCAGATCGTCGAATGACTTCACGCATACAGAAAGTTTTTCCTGTCCCAGCGAATCCACTAAGGACGAAGAACAAGTCTTCGGGTTCTGGGTCTTGGAGAAATTCAATGAGTTTAGTAACTGCAGCAGACTGCTCCTCACTTAGGGATATGGGAGTAGCCTGGGCCGGGGACGAACTCACGACTGGAGAAGCTCCCATCAGGGTTTCGGATGTTGATCGTGGCAGTGAGGTTATTGTGACTGAGGTTGTCATTTTGTGTGCTTTCTGCTATCTTGAAGGCTTTGCCTTCGTAGGTTGTGGGCTGTTGCCCTTGAATTTCTTCTAATGTGATACCTGTGAGGAATCGGAAAACCGGCAATCCCAGTGTTTTCGCCATATAGTATTCCAGTATAGCTCCCTTGGAGGACTCCCAACCTTCCAAAAGAGCTACCGCTTCGCAGGTGAGGACTTGTCGAAGGCTTTCACGTAGGTAAAAGTCATACGACTTTGCCATACCGAACCGGCGGCCTGTGTTGGCGGGGTTGATGATGTAGGCAAACCCGAGTCCACGAAGTTCCTTCTCAGCAGCATCGAAGGCGGGATAGTTGAAGTCTGCGATACCCGTCATTGGTCCAGCTATATACACGGCTAAGTTGGTTAGCGGTGTGGCTGGTGTGGCTGGTGTGGCTGGTGGATCTGGGAGTATGCCCATCACAATACCCCCTGCTGCGCCGTTGCCATAAAATGAGAGCGAAGCAAACTCACGAAGAACTCTTGCTGTGCCCCCAGCGGGATCTTTCCCTCAAGCTCACTGAATAGGTGCAACTGCACCTGAGCCGCGAGATCTTCTGGGAGTCCAACGTGTAGATACACTGTGCGGACTGTCTTTTTAGGCCTAGCCATCTTATATCCTTTAGGTAAGTTAAAACCGATAGTGAGTCGTTACCAGCACACACCGTTCTTTACGACAATTACTGCCTGTTACAACAACTTCCAAGCCTAATAGACCACCTAAAAACCAATTTCTGGGGGATGGTGGGAGAGAGTCAGCAACAACAAACTGTGCCAACTCTACTATGCTGAAGTAGATAATAGTTTTTCGGTCACTGGGGGATTTCCCTAGCAGTGGATTTGTTTCCCGATACGATGGGGCTTCTTTTAGCTTCGTGGTTTGGTAGGCATCCAAACCAAGGAAAGCAATTAAAGCAGTTTCCCCCTCAACTTGGGCTGGAGTCCACTCCGCCGATTGTGCGAAAGCACTGGGCACGACTGCCCCCAGTAGAAATGGGAGCGCCCGAAGTAGCTGAGAGGGGCGTGAGGGGCTGATTAGGAGTGCCATTAAGCATCCTCAAAAGCTGAACTACAGTCAGCGCATACGGGTGCGGTAGATTCCTCACATTTAGCTTCTTGTGGGAGGTTCCGATTGGCGATGGCATCCGACTTGATCCATCGACTAACTTTGCTATGCTTACTAATTTGCCGCTGAAACTCGCCTGTGTAGTGATGGTGGATGCTGCCACAATTGCTGCATTGTTGTGCACTGAAGAATTGCACAGCAGCAGCCGGAATCCATTCACGCTTGAGTTCCCAAGAACGGATTAGACGACTAACACTTTCACGGTCGTCTGTGGGGATTTTACCATTTGCCAAGAGCCGGCGTTTTTCTTTAATCGCGTCTGCTTCCCGACGTGCTGAGAGTGAGTCAGCTAGTAGTGCCTCAAGGGAACTGAAGTCGTTCAAATCATCGACTGGGGCAGTGGCTTCCGTGAGAAGATCCTCAAGTAAGCCAAGGGGGGATTCGGTAAAGGTCGGGATTGTGTGTGGTTGATGGTGTACTGTGTTCATGAGTGAGCCTCCTGAAGAAATCTGCCACCTTGGGCAGGGAATTTGGTATTGGCGTTACCCGATACCATGTAATTATTATAGATTATTGCGACGAGAAATGCAATCCAGTTATACTCCATGTAGCCAAGTAGTTTCTCCGGCGAGTTACTCGGTTGTAATTGGTCGGAGAAACTCTCGCAGGGTCAAATACTCCCAGTTTTTTCTTTCTTTTTCCTGTAGTCCCTCAGGTGGTCTGAGTGAAGTGATTGAATTCCTTCAGGGACTTGCCCAGCTTTCTTTGCCACAGCTGCCGCTTCTGTCCGGTCAGCGAAAGCCCCATTGGAGAGGATAAACCCTCTGGTCCCTTTGATGCCTTTTGCTTCCAAGGCATCATGATCCGCCTGTTTTGCTGCTTGGTACACCTTGCCGGAGTGAGTGCGGATGGCAGGGCTGACTACTTTTTTCATACGCCCTCCTGCATTGATGAGACACTTTCAGTTGCGACTTGCAATTTCTTCTGCAAATCCCCAAGATTGATGAAGGTTTGCATCAGGGTAGTTAGCCCTTGATGGTGCTTTGTAGGGTCGGGGCAAGTGTTAATTAGGGTATCAACCATTTCCTGAGCTTCGGCAGTGAATGAGAGTAGCTGCGCCAGCTCCCATTTAGTGAAAACGATTGGAGGGACTTCCTGGGCTTTATCATTTTGGACGAATAGCAGTGTCATGTGCAGCTCCTGTTTGTTGTGTTTCATAAGTGTTGGTGATTGTGCTTCGGTTGTTGCTGCTTCCCGCAGAGCTTTTGGCGTGCCGTACTCAGTGAAGTCGTATCCGCCCACCATTTTACTGCATCTTCGCTTGTGCAGCCGGTGGCAGTATGCCGTACCTTAACTAAAATAGTCGTTAATTGCACCACCGTGGCTTGGGAAGCTCGAAGTTCCCCATCAACTTTCTGGATTTCTAGCATCCCAGAGCAGATGATGCCCAAAAGCAGCAGTATCGCAAGAAATTGTAATCTAACTGTAATTATGTAGTACCTCCAACTGAAGTTTTTCGAGTCCCTATGTGAAAAATCCCCCCAATCACTGAAGCGAGAGGGGGGATTTCTGTAGTGGTATGGCTCTGGAGGCTCAATTTCAGAGCCATACCGCAGGCTAAATTACTCGCCCAGTTCACCTAACAAAGCATCGGTGTCAACTGTTGAAGCTTTTTTGACTTTTGAAATTTCCAAACGCTGTACGATTGGGAGAATTGCAGGTGCGTTACGCAAGGCAAGTTTTTCGCCTTGTGATTTTGCGGACAAAAATGCTTTGATTACTTCCACAGTTTTACCTGTATGCTCAACCAATGCGCGAACCAAGATAGAAGTACCAGCCAACGAACCACCGGCTTCACGTTTGACGTTCCATTCACCACGATCCAGACGGTCTTTCAGGTCATCCAAGGCCAGAACGCAGTCATCAATGTCGTCCAGACCAGCAATTTCATCACCTAATTTTTGCTCTGCGCCGTGGGCAGCGTAGCGTGACAGCATGTCGTCACGTAAAGTCAACAGACGGGACTCGCCATTGACAAAATCAACACGAACTTGGACAGAGCCATCATGGTTGAAGATGCTTGACTTTAACATCTTACGTTTGCCAGCGAATTCCACGATACGACCATCCAACATTGTTACTGTATTATACTGAGTTTCTGCACGTGCCATTTTATATCTCCAACTTAGTGTATGTAAGCATTTAATCGGGTGCTTACTGGTATGCCCTGCGGTCACTCCTGACCGGCTCTGCTTTTTTCATCGCATGAATGTAGTATGACGTACCCTCTCCAGTATGTCAATCTAAATTTTATGTACTGCGGGACTTCCCACGGAGTGCTTCTAGGCGGTCAACAAGGAGGTCTGTGGGAGACTTAGCAACCAATACACCCTCACCAAGTGTATCAGCAAACCCTTTTTCCAGCCCCATAGCGTCACGGAGGAGCTTGGCATCCCAGCTATCCTCACGACGAAAGAACACCAAGGAGGTGACATCAACGCGCATGGATAGCTGATTAGACTTTTCAATGAGGTCAGGGCGGAGGTTCTCAGTGCGAAGGGCACGCCAATAGGCATAAACTTTCCCCTTCATACTGTTGGCTAGGGATGCGCTGCTGAAAGTGAAGGCTTTTTCCCCTTCGGCACTGAAGGCAAGGAGGGTAAGCTGCTCATACTCAGCGCCGTAGGCGGCTACTCTGGAAGTTCTTGGCATTTTGACCCTTCAGGTGGTGTTGGGGCAGGGACGGGGAAGCTGTGGGGGGTGTCGGCTAGGACTTCCTCAAGGCTACGAGTGCCATTTTGGAGCTGTGAGAGCGAACGACGATGCTTCAGCTCCCGTTCAATGTACCACAAGGCAGTGGAGAGGTGCGCGGTGTCCAAGTGGTTATGGGACAAGGAGGCCTCCCACAGTCGTTGTTGAGCTTCCCGCATGTCAGGTGATTGGAGGAAACGGGAGGTCTCAGGTCGTTTGATGTTGTTCATGATTTTGCTTTCCAAGCTGCTTGCCAGATAAAGAAGTGCGGGGTTAGGGACTGTAGTAGCTCAAGATCGCTGCCTTCGAGCTTGAGATGGGAGCGCGCCCATGCACAAAATAGGGCATTGCATATTTCAGGTGCATTCATGGCTTTATAGCGGTCAACCTCT